CGGGTTTCGTAGATCAGCGGACTGCGTACCGCGAGTAGCTAGGGCATCTGACGATTTTAAGCTACCCATTCTAGGATGAAGATCCACACACCAAATTTTAAAATGCTTATTTTTACTCAATCGGTTATCTCTACACCACTAAGTCCCATCCTGAGCGCGGCTCCACATCGTGGGCCCAGGCTCAGGCTTGTGGTTTACATTTCACCGTGAGATCACCGTATAGTGACGGTCAGCACGCTGGTTACGATCCAGTCAACGTTGCACACATCTAATAAGTAGATAAGGCATCGGAATAACTAAACTTATTGTACACAGTGGCACTTGTGCGAGATAGCACTAAGTTCAAGTTTTCCAAACTAACAATTCCAACCACGCTAAACGTGAATTTGATTGTAGAATCAGGGCCAGTAGCTTTGATTATAGCATCATCAAATGTCGTATGGGTGCCAGTCGCATAAGTATGGGTGCCTGAAGCAGCATGAATCGTGATAGCTACCACAGGGGCAGCAGCCGCATCATACACCATTGCGTTCACCTTATAATATCCGACTGGGACAGCAACTTCAAGCACTGTAGTGGAAGTCGTTGTCACCAACTTGCCAATCACTGGTCCTGCCACGATAAGGTCAGTAAACGCTGCAGGATGCACACCAGCAATGACTTGAGTATTGAATACAGCTTGTTGTGGCTGTATCAATTCTACAACATATTCCACAATAATGTCAGCCAGGTTAGCCGCAGTAGCAACTATTTGATCTGCCATGACAATTATCTGGCCACAATCAATCAGTTTTGAATCAGAAACTGTATGTGAGTTGATGAATTTCTCCTCCGGCTTAATCGGGACATTCAAGATCAAACTATCCCAGGGGGACGTTTCCTGATGATGTGTTAAATTGAAGAATTCACCACGATCAGCAGGCAAAGGATCAGTTGAGTCATAATCGATCCCAACACCTATCCTACCAGCAGTACTAGTTGCTTGATTGCTTACAAGATGTACAACAAGTTTGTGTATCTTGTATTTATCAAAATTTGAAGCAAAAGTACTCAACCAAGGAAAGGTGCCAAGATTGCCAGGATTGATAACAAAACTGGTGGAATTGTATAACAGGGTGGTACCATGTGAAAACAAATTCCCAATAAATTCGGTATGTGAAATAACCACATTACCATTCTTATTAAGGAATTTCGGTTTGTTGCGACTAGCAACCCGTTTGCCAATAGCCACAGGGGCAGAAATTGACATGGTTCGCATAGCCGGTGCCACCCTTTGTACAACAGCTTTAGGTTTTGACGTTAAACGGGCCATTCTACGAGACGTTAATTTAGCCTTGACGAAACTCTTCAAAGATGGAACAGTATCAAAACCAGCGTTCACTCCAAGCACACACAGTTCTCGCAAGAGTTCTTGTGGAAGAAACCTACCTCCAGGTACCACCTTCCGCACAGCTTTAGCAGCTTTTTCACACAAAGCGTTAACAAACCCCTGATACGAAGGTAATGGAGCACCTACACTTTGTGGCTTCTGGGGAACAAGAGCAAGTTCGTCCTCGTCTGGAAATTTCACAGTATAAGCCAGCTTGGGAGCTTTAACATCCACAGGTGGAGTACCAGAAACAGCACGAGATTGTTTGTTGGTATTGATTTTGGCAGTCTTAAACGCAGAATTAATCTGTTTGTCCAAAGAATTGAGTTCAGCAGTTCGAGAAGAATTAACGGCTGCAAGTCCGAAATCAGCAGACATGAATTTGTATGGGATCCCGCAATATAACGGGACTGTTCACTAGTGTTCCAATGGTGGACGGTGCAGTCTCTTGGCATCTATATCAGCCCATCAAATTGGTTTTGGTCCATTCACACTAGCCCCAGATAGAGGGTGGATTTAACGTGGTAACCTTGTTCCACGATCAAGCATTTTACAAACAATCTTTAGGGTCCGTGAAGACGGCACGGGCCCTAAAGTCTCCAGTGGTGAGCACACTGGAGTCCAATGACATTCCATCGTAGTGTTTTTCAAGCTGAATTTGTTCGTCTGGAGTAACACCCCAGGCCATCCAAAAACTCAGCCTAGCCTCGTCTGTAGGTGCTCGGGAGACACGTTTCCCTTGCAAACCTACTTGGCGCATGAACCAGGGAAGAACCTCATCAGTTGATTCAATTCTCTTGTTTCTTCCCCGCCAACGAGACCACCACGACGTTGAGCCAGACCGGCGATACAGGTTGTAAAAGCTGTCAAAAATTGGCAGCCCTCCTGATAACGCCAAACCACCAGTACCTACCGCATCAAGCCATGTGGAATAAGTGATAAACTGATCAGTATGTTTCAAATAAACGCTGTCCTTGGCAATAGCTGTTAACGGATTTCGACACATTGTATAAACACGCCCATCGAAGACTGGGCGACACTGACAAAATTCAATGTGTTCAAATTCATAAGACGGTTCTTCAATAGCCATATTGAAGCCCATCTCATAAAACCATTCAAACAGTCCGTCACGAAAACGAGCCAAGTCACGTTGTTCCATAAACACCACGCAATCATCACCATTGTTGGCAAGTTGAACATTGACATTCTTGTGAGAGGAATAGGCTTTAATCATCATACACATGAGCACACAATTGCCCAAAGATGTATTCATATCACCACTCATACGAGTTCCTTCAATTTCATATTCAATTTTGCCATCAGGTGTCCTTCCAACGCACCTGTTGCGTTCTTGGTGTTTCAAAATATTTTTCAGTTTATCCTTGTGCTTCTTGATGGGAAAGCAATCGGTATAGATAGAGTGTTCAAATTTTAGCGCTTCCAAAGAAACATGTTGATCAAATCGTGAAGCGTCCAAACCAATGGCAACTGGTTTGGTAAACATGTCCCATTTTTCTTTGAGCACGGCAGCTGTTCCGTCTGTATCCATTCCTTTCATAACGGTTCTATGGTTGAACATCCTGCCAAGCGCCTTGAAAATTTTCTCCTCAATTGGTTTCAAATATCGCCCTAAAGCTATATTGAATTTGGGATCACGGGGAGAAATCACTCGTGGTACTGGATCCACCTTGGTGGTT